GAAAAAGTAGGGGAAATAACTCTCCTCCGGAGTACCACCGTTACTTTAGGGCCGCGTTGGCCACTAAGTGATGGTTTTGTATGTTGTAGTTGTTCACTGTGAGGCTACTATGCGAAATGTGAACCGTTATGGTTCTGGGATTCCGTATGTCATAGTGTGGGTAGCAGCATGTGTTGTACTGTTATCCATCATTATGTATATGAAGTCCTAATCTCTTGGGGGCTTCGGCCCCTAAGAGTATACATTTCTTATAGCGCTAAATTGTGCACGACTATAACATCGCTCCTCGCGTAGAGGCGGCCACAGGTACGATACCTGAACCTCCTATACTCTTGGAAAGGAGTATTCTGTGCCGGACACGTACAAGACTTGTGAGATAATTAAGAATGACAGTTACCCGGGAAAGGATTACTGGAATCCCGCAACAGGCGGGTGTTCTAGCAGGCATATGATTTATCCTGCTCAGAACCAGGTAGACCATTCCTGGAGTTCTGTCTTCTATAATTCGATCTCTGATACGGGGATTCTCGCAAGCTACCCTCAAAAGGGCAAGCAACACGGATACCCACCGTATCATATGACCAATCTCACAAAGTCTCGTACCATCACCCGCAACTTCCTACTGAAACGCCGCAACGCTTCCGCTGGTTACCACGTGTATGAGCAGCATCTGCATACTTCGATGCTGCCCCCACCCGCTGGTTGTACCATCGTAATCGATTGGGTTGATCAGTATAAAGGTTGGCAGGAATGGTACGACGTGACCCATAACGAGCCTGTCGGGACTACTTATGTTGTAAGTCAGATCCGACAAGCCGATATTGATAGTACCATGGCGTCTGTGCGGAACAATGTATCAGTTGAGGCTCTCACTTCATACGATTTCCTTACGGATCTCGTTGAAGCTAGAGAGATTCCTAAACTGCTCATGTCCGTGGCCCGTGATCTATCCATGATCACTGATGCCCTTCGAGGTCACTTTTCAATGAGTGACTTGAGGACTGCAGCTCGTATCAAACCCCGCCAACTTCTTCAGAACCCGATGAAGGTTTTGAGGAAGCTTGGAGAGGAATGGATGAGCTACCGCTATGGTATTATGCCTCTCGTGTATAGTTGCCGCGATATCAAGAAAACCTTGGATCGCGGAATCGACAATACAACAAGGAAGAGTTCAAAAGTTCAGCCCGTCCAAACTGGAGTATCGTTGCCGGGACCTACCAGCCAATACAAATGGCAGGAGGAAACGGGATCGGTTTCCATTCGGGGGACTGTCTTTCAGAATTATTCCTTTGAGAGTGCAGCACAGATGGCAGGCGTCGGGTTCAACCTCTTCTCCACTGCGTGGGAAGAGATCCCGTACTCGTTCGTTATTGACTGGTTCGTCAACATCGGGGATTATATCCGCGTGAAGACGACCCAATCTTTGGCACGAGTAAATTACGCTTGCATTTCCCAGCGCCAAACCAGAACAGTTAGTAAATACCTACATTACCCAAACCAAGATTTCAATCTTAGTTTGCCGGCAATATTGGGTACTAACTGGTACGGGCCGACACCTCCGTCATCGACCCTTCAGCCTATTTCTAGGCCGGAGGAGTCGCAGATCATAAATTCGATCACGACTGAGTCGTATGTGCGTCAGGTGTTTGCGCTTGGCGATGTACAGCTGCAATTTAATCCTAGCCTTAATTGGCGAAGATTGATTGATGCGGCTGTAATGTCAATGCAACCAATCAAGCGCTTTAGTAGCGCTCTAAAGGGATAGACATATGCCTACCACTTTGTCAGTGAAGAGTTCGGATAACGCAGGTGTTACCTACGCTGATCCGGCAAAACCGGATACAACTGTCCGGTTCCGATTTACGAATGCCGTTAAGACTCTTAACGGTATTAGCACTCCCAATTACGCTACCGAGATTGTTGTCAATGACAACAATACGATAACGGTCGGGGGTGTTTCTGCCCTTGATGCGCTTTCGATTCGAGTCCGGGTTTCCGGAGCTCTCGCGTCGAAAACGCGACTTCGTCAGCTCTTGACTTCCATAGCTGCCCAATTGGGCACATGGGAGACCGAGAATGTGATGCAAGGTTTCCGTCCTGGCACTGCGCCGGTTATCACCTAATCTTCAAGTTTTAACCTGAGGTTTTAGAATGACAATCGACAATGTGAAAGGAGCGGAAACGTGCAACTCAAAGGCTCGATCAGAGCTGTTAATCTTCTTATCCGAGATTTCATCAGTCGTAGCGAAAGCTGCGATCGACTATCTCGGACAGCTAGCTTTGCAAAAGCTCGGCTCGCTGCTAAATTCGAAGAACCAAGAAGTGAGTCCGCTGCACTACGTCGAACTGACGCATGGCAGCGATGGATCACTTCTGACGAAGTACTCCAAACCAAGGGGTTACTAGGTCCTCACTGGGCTAAGGCGCGACTTATCGTGCACGAGACCCTTCGAGATTTTCGAATGGGTGAACTCGTGTTCACCAACGGATCTTCTTTTGTACCGTTAGGCAACAGAACTTCGATAGCTTGTAAGCTAACTGAGTCCTGGACGATTACGCCTGATTGTTTTGATCTCTTTGCCAGATATTCATTCTGGCATCGAGCTCTCAAAATGGCGTGTAAGAAGCGCTTTAAGAGCTACTGCATAGCACGAAAGTACAACATGAGGCTTGTCAACCGTATACTTTGGAACAGGTTCAAGAATCATAACGAACCCGCTTTCGAGATATACAAGTTCAAGCTACATTGTGTTGTTACTTTCGTACAAGGTAATAGGTGGTCTACTGTTCCTAAGAACAATCTTAAGGACAGATCGATTTGCCTAGAACCGCTGTGTAATATGCTTGTCCAGCGTGCTGTTGGTCTCGGTGTTCGAGCTTGTCTTAAAGACAAGCTCGGGATCGATCTCGATACACTGGCAGATGTGCACAGGAATCGAATATGCGATGCTAAAGTCGCAACTATCGATCTTTCTGATTGTAGCGATACAATCAGCATGAGATTAGTGCGTTATCTATTGCCCAAAAGGATACTTGATAAAGTATCTGCTTGCAGGTCAGACATGACCCTGGGACCTGATGACAACTTTTACGTTGTGCAAAAGGTATCAAGCATGGGGAACGGTTTTACGTTTGATCTCATGACACTTATTCTAACAGCACTAACCAGATCATTCGATCCAACTTCAACGGTGTTTGGTGATGACATTATATGTCAGAACCAGATTGCCGATGAGGTTGTATCGAACTTGCAAATCGCTGGATTTGTTGTTAATCTGAAGAAGACTAACATAAATTCAGCGTATAGAGAATCTTGCGGTTCACATTTTATGGATGGTGAAGGATATCTAACAGCGTTTGATTTACGCTGGATAGATACGCCTCATGATTTAATCGTTGCTTGTAATAAAGTAGCGATTCTATCATACATCTATAAAGAACCGTTTGAGTCTCTTAGAGCAAGGATTTGGTCACATGTACCTAGTTCCTTGCTAGGGGCGACGGTCGCAAGGCTGACCGTTCATGTGGGCAGGCCACCAGCGTATGAGCTTGATAGTTACATTAGATATGGACCTGTACAAAATACAGACCCACCTAAAAGACTATTGAGGTCATTACGCCGAAGCTTAGGCAATCTCAACAAGACAGGGCGTATTAGCGTAGCCCTGGCCTTGGAGTCTTGTCAGCTTCCAGCGGTCGATCATCTTCGTTCCGACCAGTGGGAGGTATTTTTACAATACCTCCATAACTGTAGGAATACGAGGAAGATTCCCCGCTTGGTGATAAAATCCGCCTTAGTAGCAAGAGTAGACGAAGAACAAATCGGCTTCGTCAAAGCTCTGCTCCCCGTAAGGGGATAGGCGGTTGGGGATGGTAGGCGAGCCAAGGGTAACACCGAGGCTCGTCGAAGAAAAATAACAAGATAATTCTTATTTGTATATTTTCTTCTTTTGCCATCTGTGGG